ATGTGGAAACACGTCGCGGCCAACGGTCTGAGTTTTCTGATCCTTCTGGCCATCGCCCTGGCGGGCGCCATCGGCTGGGGGCAGCGGCAATGGGCGGCGCAAGGGCCGCTCGACCAGGCGATCTTCTTCGAAGTGCCGCGGGGCGCGTCGCTGCGGGCGGTGTCGGAGGACCTCGAGGAGGCGGGCGCCGTCTCCTCGGCGATGATCTTCCGGCTCGGGACGGAATATGCCGACGCGGCGGGCGACCTGCGCTTCGGCTCCTACGAGATCCCGGCGGGCGCTTCGATGCAGACGGTGCTCGAGATCGTCACCGCGGGCGGGCCGTCGAGCTTCCGCTATGCGGCAACCTACGTGCTCAGGATTGACGGCGGCGGCGAGCTGCGCCTGCGCGAGCGCATTCCGGGGACGGGCGAGATCGTGGAGCTTGCCACCTTCGAATATGAGGAGGGGGTGCCGGAGCTCTACTCCGACCTGGTGGAGCGGGACCAGATCACGGTCTACCGCGTGGCGGTGCCCGAGGGCCTGACGAGCTGGCAGATCGTCCAAGGGCTGAACGAGGCGGATTTCCTGTCGGGCGAGGTGGCCGACATCCCCGAGGAGGGGATGCTCGCGCCCGACACCTACGAGGTGCGCCGCGGCGAGGACCGTGAGGAGCTTCTGGCGCGGATGCGCTCGGCGCAGGAGACGATTCTCGCCGAGGCCTGGGAGAACCGGGTCGACGGGCTGCCGCTGGAGAGCCCGGAGGAGGCGCTGATCCTCGCCTCGATCATCGAGAAGGAGACCTCCGTCCCCGATGAGCGGCGGCAGGTGGCGAGCGTCTTCGTGAACCGCCTGAACCTCGGCATGCGGCTGCAGACGGACCCGACGGTGATCTACGGGGTGACCAACGGGCGGGGCGTTCTGGGCCGGGGGATTCGCCAGTCCGAACTGCGCGACGAGAACCCGTGGAACACCTACGTGATCGACGGGCTGCCGCCGACCCCCATCGCCAACCCCGGCCGCGCCGCGATCGAGGCCGCGCTCGATCCGGACACGACCGACTACATCTTCTTCGTGGCCGACGGCACCGGCGGGCATGCCTTCGCGCAAACCCTTGAAGAGCATAACGAAAACGTCGCCGTCTGGCGGCGGATCGAGGCCGAGCGGGCGGCATCGGGCAACTGAGGGCACGCTATCCGTTAACGGAGTGTAACCGGCCAAATGGCTTGTTAACACACTGAAAAGAATAAACTTCTTGACCCACCGAACGGTCCATGGCACCTCTTGGGGCAAGCTGGATGACGTGGGTGAAAAGGCCCCGGGGACACTCCCCGAGGGCCTTTTTCGTTTGCGCTGCTCACGGACCGGAAACGTGACCCGGACACGTGGATCTTATTGATGATAGATACAGGCACCGGTGACGCAGGACTTCGGTCCTTGCGCCCCCATGACACCGGCATGCGCGAGAGCCGCCTTTGGCGGGGACATGCACTGCCGCGGGTCTGGGACCCCGAGGATCTCGAACTCACGCTCGATCGGGCAGAGATGCTCGTCGCGCGCGCCCAGAGGGTCTTCGAGACCACCGTCGAGGCGCTGGAGGAGGCCGTCGAGGCTCTCAAGTCCATGCCCGAGGCGGGCGAACGCGAAGTCATGAAGGACGTCAAGGCGATGAACGTCGCCCTGATGCAGGCCATGGACATGCAGGAGAAGGCACGTGTCGCAGGAAGCAAGCATTTCGGGAAGGGGACAGGGGCAGCCAATGGTGGCCGGCTCGACCTCGCCGCGGCGCGGGAAGAGATCGCCGAGCGGCTGGCTCGCCTCCGAAACGCCGGAGACTGAGGCGGCCTTCCTCGACACGCTCTCGGAAAACGCGCTGGCGTCGCTGGCGTGGATCTTCGAGTTCTGGGCCCTGCCGCATCAGCGCCCGCCCGAGGGCGATTGGCGGACCTGGGTCGTGCTGGGCGGACGAGGCGCGGGCAAGACGCGTGCGGGCGCCGAATGGGTGCGCGCCCAGGTCGAGGGGTCCGGGCCGAAGGACCCAGGGAAAGTGCGGCGCGTGGCGCTGGTGGGCGAGACCTACGACCAGGCGGTGGCCGTAATGGTCAAGGGCGACAGCGGCATCCTGGCCTGCACGCCGCCCGACCGACGGCCGCAGTGGATCTCGGGCGAGCGGATGCTGCGCTGGCCGAACGGGGCCGAGGCGCGGGTCTTCTCGGCGCACGATCCCGAGGCGCTCAGGGGGCCGCAGTTCGACTGCGCCTGGGCGGACGAACTGGCGAAATGGGGGGCGGGGAACGACGCCTGGGACATGCTGCAATTCGCGCTCCGGATCGGGTCGAACCCGCGGGCCGTCGTCACAACGACGCCGCGCAACGTCCAGGTCCTGCACGATCTTCTCGATAGGGAGAGCACGGTGCACACCCACGCCCGGACCGATGCGAACCGCGCCTTCCTGGCGCAGGGGTTCATCGAGGAGATCCGGTCGCGCTACGGCGACACGCGGCTCGGGCGGCAGGAGATCGACGGCGAGCTTTTGAGCGAGGCCGAGGACGCGCTCTGGCGGCGCAGCGACATCGACGCCGCCCGGGTGCGCGAGGTGCCCGAAGGCGCGCGCGTCATCGTGGCGGTGGACCCTCCGGTCACCGGGCACAAGACCTCGGACGCCTGCGGGATCGTCGTGGTGGCGGTCGTCACCGACGGGCCGGTCGGCGACTGGCACGCGGTGGTGATCGACGATTGCAGCGTCACCGGGGCGAGCCCGATGGTCTGGGCGCGTGCCGCGGTCGGCGCCTACCGCCGGCACAGGGCCGAGCGAATGGTGGCCGAGGTCAACCAGGGCGGGGACATGGTCGCGACGATCATGCGCACCGTGGATCCCCTGGTGAACGTCCGGCCGGTCCACGCCTCCCGGGGCAAGACGGCGCGGGCCGAGCCGGTGGCGGCCCTCTACGAGCAGGGTCGGGTGGCGCATCTGGGCGTCCTGTCGGAGCTCGAGGACGAGATGTGCCTGATGACCCGCGCGGGCTACGAAGGCCGTGGCAGCCCGGACCGGGTCGATGCGCTCGTCTGGGCGCTGACGGACGGGCTGCTCCTGCCGGCGGTGCGGCGACTGAGCCCGGGCATCCGGGCGCTCTGACACGAAAAAACAGCGAGGAGGGGCGCCGCGGCGCTCCGGCCCGGGCGCGCGCCGCGCCGCCGGGTCTTGATGCATGACTTCAGGAGAGACACGCATGTTCATGAATTTCTTGCGAAAGGCCTCGCCAAGCCCGCCTGCGCGGAAGGCGTCCGCGGCCGCGCGGGTGGCGGTCTGGGGGCAATCGGGCCGCGTGGCCTGGAGCCCGCGGGACACGCCCTCGCTGACGCGGTCGGGCTTTCTCGGCAACCCGGTCGGCTACCGGGCGGTGCGGATGATCGCCGAGGCCGCCGCCGCGCTGCCGGTGATCTGCCAGGACGCGACGCGGCGCTACGAGACCCATCCGGCGCTGGGCCTCCTCGCCCGCCCGAACGCGGGCCAGGGCCGGGCGGACCTGCTGGAGGCGGCCTATGTGCAGCTGCTCCTGTCGGGTAACGCCTATCTCGAGGCGGTCTGCCCCGAGCCGGGCTGGCCGAGCGAGTTGCACGTCCTGCGCTCGGACCGGATGAGCCTGGTGCCTGGCGCGAATGGCTGGCCGATCGGCTACGACTACACGGTGAACGCCCGCAAGCATCGGTTCCCGCCGGAGCTGGTCTGCCACATCCGCTCGGTCCACCCGCAGGACGACCATTACGGGCTCGCGCCCCTGCAGGCTGCGGCCACCGCCATCGACGTGCACAACGCCGCGGCGCGCTGGTCTAAGGCGCTGCTCGACAACGCCGCGCGGCCCTCGGGGGCCATCGTCTATCGCGGCACCGACGGGGACGGCGCCATGAGCGAGGACCAGTTCGAACGGCTGCAATCGGAGCTCGAGACGCACCACCAGGGCGCGCGCAACGCGGGCCGTCCGATGCTGCTAGAAGGCGGGCTGGACTGGAAACCGATGGGCTTCTCGCCCTCGGACATGGAGTTCCAGAAGACCAAGGAGGCCGCGGCGCGCGACATCGCCCTGGCCTTCGGGGTGCCGCCGATGCTGCTCGGGATCCCCGGCGACGCGACCTACGCCAACTACGCCGAGGCGCATCGGGCGTTCTACCGGCTGACGGTGCTGCCGCTGGCGCAGAAGGTGCTGGCCGCGATGTCGCAATGGCTGGCGGGGATCGCCGCCGACCCGATGGAGCTGAGACCGGACCTCGACCAGGTGCCCGCGCTCGCGGCGGAACGCGACGCCCAGTGGCAGCGGATCGCCGCGGCCGATTTCCTGACCGACGCCGAGAAGCGCCGCCTGCTCGGCCTGCCGGAGCACCTGGAGGGATCATGACATCGCGACCGACGACCGGAGGGTCCCGCTACCTCTACGCGCCCTTCGACGTGGCCAGCGCCAGGATCGAGGCCAACGAGCGGGTGCTGGACGAGAAATGGCAGGCGCTGACCTTCCGGTTGACAGCGATCGAAGCGGCACTGGACCGGCTGGAGCGGCGTCTGTGGCTGGCCGTCTATGGGGTCGTGGCCGTCATCCTCAGCGAGGCGTTCACCCAGCTTCTTCAAATGAACGCCACCTTGTAGGACACTGAAAAATGGAAAAATTCACGACCACGCTCGAGACCAAGTTCTGCCGGTTCGACGCCACGCCGAAACTCGCGGACGGGTGCCGGATCGAGGGCTACGCCTCGCTTTTCGGCGCCACCGACCAGGGGGGCGACATCGTCGAGCCCGGCGCCTACGCCCGCAGCCTGACGGCCGACCGCCGGGTCAAGATGCTCTGGCAGCACGATCCCTGCGCGCCCATCGGCATCTGGGACCACGTCGAGGAGGACGACAAGGGCCTCTACGTGAAAGGCCGGCTTCTGGACAGCGTGACCCGCGCGCGGGAGGCGGCGGCGCTGATCGAGGCGGGGGCGATCGACGGGCTCAGCATAGGCTATCGCACTGTGCGGGCTCAGAAAAATGACAAGGGCCAGAGGCTCCTGTCCGAGGTGGAGCTGTGGGAAGTGTCGCTCGTGACCTTCCCGATGCTGCCGCAAGCGCGGTTGTCCGGAGCGGGGGCCGATGCGGCCAAGGCCGAGGATCTGCGCGACCTGGCGACGGTGTTCGAGAACGCCCGCCGCAACCTGGCGGCGCGTATCGCCCGCTGACCAACCAGACCCAACGAGGTGATGCGATGACCGAGACCGATGCGACGGGCCCGGGGGCCCGATCCGTGACCGACGTGAAGGCCGCAATCGAAGGCTTTCTAAGTCAATTCAACGAACTCCAGGACGACATGAACCTTAAGCTTCGCAAACAGGAAGAGCGGATTGCCATGCTGACCACCAAGACCATGACCCATTCCCGCCCGGCGCTGAGCGCCGAGGTCGAGACCGGCGCCCCCCACCGCAAGGCGATGGAGACCTATCTGCGCTGCGGCGACGACGACGCGCTGCGCGGCGTCGAGCTGGAAGGCAAGGCGATGAACACCGCCATCAACGCCGAGGGCGGCTACCTGGTCGACCCGCAGACCGCCGAGACGATCCAGTCGGTGCTGCGCTCGGCCTCGAGCCTGCGGGCGGTGGCCAACGTGGTGACGGTGGACGCGACCTCCTTCGACGTGCTGGTCGACAGCACCGAGGTGGGGGCTGGCTGGGCCGACGAGGTCACCGACACGACCGAGACCGACACGCCGACCATCGAGCGCATCTCGATCCCGCTCCACGAGCTGTCGGCCATGCCCAAGGCGTCGCAGCGGCTTCTGGACGATGCGGCCTTCGACATCGAGGGCTGGCTCGCCGGCCGGATCGCGGACAAGTTCGCCCGCGCCGAGGCCGACGCCTTCATCAACGGCAATGTCGCAGGCCGGCCCACGGGCCTTCTGAGCCACGCCAAGGTGATCAACGACAGCTGGACCTGGGGCAACCTCGGTTACGTTCCCACGGGCACGCTGGGCGACTTCGACCCGATGAACGCGGCCGACTCCATTGTCGATCTGGTCTATGCCCTGGGCGCCCGCTACCGCGCCAACGCGACCTTCGTGATGAACTCCAAGACCGCCGGCGCGGTGCGGAAGATGAAGGACGCCGACGGCCGCTTCCTCTGGCTCGACGGTCTGACGCAGGGCGAGCCCGCGCGTCTGATGGGCTACCCGGTGCTGATCGCCGAGGACATGCCCGACATCGCCGACAACGCCATGGCGATCGCCTTCGGCGATTTCGGCGCGGGCTACACGATCGCCGAGCGCCCCGACCTGCGGGTCCTGCGCGACCCCTTCTCGGCGAAGCCCCACGTCCTGTTCTATGCCACGAAGCGCGTGGGCGGCAACGTCACCGACTTCGCGGCGATCAAGCTTCTGAAGTTCGGCGTCAGCTGAGGCGTCCTTCCCAACCCGTTCCGGAGTGCGCGCAAGCGTGAGCCGGGGCGGGCGGCGGCGGCGGATCGCAATCCAGCTGCGCGGTTTCCCGCCCGAGCAGGCGGTCCGTCGTCGCCACTTTCCCATTCCCCTTTTTTCCCGACCCGCGCGGCGCGTCTCGCGCCGCCGCGACCCTCGCCGCCCGACCGGAGATCCGCCCCATGCTGCAAGAACTGACGACTGTGCCCGCCGCGGCCTGGCCCCTGGCCGAACTGGCCGAGCACCTGCGGCTTTCGCGGGGGTTCGACGACGACGGAGCGCTCGATGGCGAGCTCGAGACCTGCCTGCGCGCGGCCGCCGCCGCGATCGAGGCGCGGACCGGCAAGGCCCTGTTCCGCCGCCGCTTTTCGGTGACCGTCGCGGCCTGGACGACGGAGGATTGCCAGGTCCTGCCGCTGGCGCCGGTGGTCGCCATCGACAGCGTCACCGTGATCTCCCGCACCGGCGAGCCGCGGATCCTGTCGAGCGACGCCTACGCGCTCTTCCCCGACGCGCATCGCCCGAGCCTCATGTCGGCGTCGGGCTACCTGCCGCGGATCGCAACGGGCGGGCACGCGGTCATCGAACTGACGGCAGGCTATGGCGACACCTGGGCCGGGCTGCCGGCGGATCTGCGACAGGCGGTGATCGTCATGGCGGCCTCCGTCTTCGGGCAGGACGTCGACGCCGAGAAGGGCCTGCCGCGCGCGGTCCTGGCCCTGATAGAGCCCTATCGGCCGCTGCGCCTGAGCCGGGTGCTGCCGTGAGCGCGCCCGTCCTCAACCGGCGCCTGATCCTCGAGGCGCCCGAGCGTGTGCCCGACGGGGCCGGGGGCTTCACCGAGACCTGGGTGCCCAGAGGCCGGATCTGGGCCGAGGTCGTGCCGCGCGGCGCGGGCCGCGAGGTGGACGCTGCGGCCTCGCGGCTGTTCCTGAAGATCACGCTGCGCGCCGCGCCGCAGGGCGCGCCGTCGCGGCCGACGCCCGCCATGCGGTTTCGCGAGGGCGCGCGGCTCTACCGGATCGAGGCGGTGACGGAGGCCGACGCCACGGGCCGCCACCTGATCTGTTTCGCAGCCGAGGAGACGGGCGCATGAGCTACGCATCCGCCGCCGCCCTGCAAAGCGCGGTCTATGCCGCGCTGCAGGGCGATCCGACCGTCGCCGCGCTGTCGGGTGGGGCGATCTACGACGCGATCCCGCCGGGCGCGGTGCCGGGGCTCTACGTCAGCCTCGGGCCCGAGACGGTCCGCCACCGCGCCGACAAGACCGGCGACGGGGCGATGCACGACTTCGCGGTCCGGGTGATCTCGGACGGGGCGGGCTTCGGCGCGGCGAAGGAGCTGGCCGTGGCCATATCGGACGCGCTCGACGCGGCCCCCCTGCCGCTGTCGCGGGGCACGCTCGTCAGCCTGCAGTTCCGCCGCGCGAGCGCCCGCCGGGCCGGGACCGCGCGCGAGATCGACCTTTGGTTCCGGGCGCGCATCGACCTCGGCGCCGCCTGACGCCTGCCTTTCACACCAATTCCAGAACTGGAGAACCAAGATGTCTGCTCAAAGCGGAAAGGACCTTCTGATCAAGGTCGACATGGACGGCGCCGGCCTGTTCGAAACGGTCGCCGGCCTGCGCGCCACGCGGCTGTCGTTCAACGCCGAGCCCGTGGACGTCACGACGCTGGAATCGACCGGCGGCTGGCGCGAGCTTTTGGCGGGCGCGGGCGTGAAGACCGCGTCGATCTCGGGCTCGGGCGTGTTCCGCGACGCGGCCACGGACGCCCGCGCGCGGTCGATCTTCTGGGCGGGCGAGACGCCGTCCTTCCAGGTGATCATCCCCGATTTCGGCACCGTGGAGGGGCCGTTCCAGATCACCTCGATCGAATATGCCGGCGCCCATGACGGCGAGGCCACCTACGAGCTCGCCATGGCCTCGGCCGGGGCGCTCAGCTTCACGGCGGCCTGAGCCATGGCCAACCCCTGGGCGGGAGAGGCGGCGCTCGTCATCGACGGGGAGCGGCGCGTGGCCAAGCTGACGCTGGGCGCGCTGGCGGAACTGGAGGACCAGTTGGGCGCGGGCAGCCTCGCCGATCTGGTCGCCCGCTTCGAGGGCGACGCGCTGAAGGCGGTGGACGTGCTGGCGCTGGTGGCGGCGGGCCTGCGGGGCGGCGGCTGGCAGGGCTCGGTGCGCGATCTGATGACCGCCGAGATCGAGGGCGGCGTGCTGGAGGCCGCGCGGGTCGCAGCCCTCCTCTTGGCGCGCGCGTTCCGGGTGCCGGGATGAGCGGGCGGCCGGGCTTCGACTGGGCGGCGATGATGCGGCTCGGGATCGGGGAGCTGGGCCTGTCACCGGAGGTCTTCTGGCGCCTGAGCCCGGCGGAGTTCCTGGTGCTTCTGGGCGGCACGGGCCCCGCGCCCATGGGACGGAGCGCCTTCGAGGCGCTGGCCGCGCGGTTCCCCGACGGGGCTGACAGGACGATGGGAGAGACCCGATGAGATACGACGAACAGGAGGCCGAGCGCCTCGACGCCGAGCTCGGCGATCTGGAGACGGCGCTGTCGAACGCCTCGCAGATGACGGCGACCTTTCAGGCGGAGCTGCAGTCGCTGCAGGGCACGATGGTCTATACTGGGCGCGAGGTGAACTCCATGAGCCGCTCGCTCGGCGGCGGGCTGAAGCGCGCGTTCGACGGGGTCGTGTTCGACGGCATGCGCCTGTCGGATGCGCTCAGGAACGTGGCGCGGACCATGGTGGACACGGCCTACAACACCGCGATGCGGCCGGTGCAGAACGCCCTCGGCAGCACGATCATGGGCGGGGTCAACTCGCTCCTGTCGGGGATGATGCCGTTCCAGAAGGGTGGCGTGATCAGCCAGGGCCGGGTGACGCCCTTCGCCCGCGGCGGCGTCGTGCGGGGGGCCACGAGCTTTCCCATGCGCGGCGGCACCGGGCTGATGGGCGAGGCGGGGCCGGAGGCGATCCTGCCCTTGCAGCGCGGAGCGGACGGGCGGCTCGGCGTCGCGGGTGGTGGCGGGGCGGTCAACGTCACGATGAACATCACCACGCCCGACGCGCAGGGCTTCCGCCGCAGCCAGAGCCAGATCGCCGCCGAGATGGGCCGGGCGCTCGCGCGCGGCCAACGCAACAGATGACGCAAGGGACCACGCCATGAGCTTTCACGAAGTCCGGTTCCCGGCCAACCTGAGCCTCGGCTCGGTGGGCGGGCCCGAGCGGCGCACCGAGGTGGTGACGCTCTCGAACGGCTACGAGGAGCGGAACACGCCCTGGGCCCATTCGCGCCGCCGCTACGACGCGGGCGCGGGCATGCGCTCGCTCGACGACATCGCGGCGCTGGTCGCCTTCTTCGAGGGGCGCTCGGGCATGCTGCACGGGTTCCGCTGGAAGGACTGGACCGACTGGAAGAGCTGCGTGCCCTCGGGCTTGCCGGCCTGGGACGACCAGCGGATCGGGACGGGCGACGGCGTGGAGGTGACGTTCCAGCTGATCAAGCGCTACGCCTCGGGCGCGCAGGAATACGACCGGCCCATCGTGAAGCCCGTCTCGGGCACGGTGCTGGCAGGTGTGGGCGGGGCCGAGCGCGTGGCGGGCGTCGATTTCGAGGTGGACCTCGCCACCGGCCGCGTGACCTTCGCCGCGCCGCCCGAGCCGGGCGCGGCCGTGACCGCGGGATTCGAGTTCGACGTGCCGGTGCGCTTCGACACCGACGCGATCCAGGTCTCGGTCGACGCCTTCCACGCGGGCGAAGTCCCCGCCGTGCCGATCGTGGAGTTGCGGCTGTGAGCGGGGCGGGGCTCGACGCGCACCTGGCGACCGGCGCGACCGAGATCGCCCGCTGCTGGAAGTTGACGCGGACCGACGGCGCGGTGCTGGGCTTCACCGATCACGACCGCGACCTGAGCTTCGACGGCGTGACGTTCTGCGCCGGCACGGGGCTCAGCGCCTCGGCGATCAGCCAGACCACGGGGCTTGCGGTGGACAACACCGAGGCGGTCGGCGCGCTGACGGCGGCGGCGATCTGCGAGAGCGACATCGTCGCGGGCCGGCTCGACGGGGCGGCGGTAGAGGCCTGGCTGGTGCAATGGTCGGCGCCCGAGAACCGCGTCCTGCAGTTCCGCGGCACGATCGGCGAGGTGACCCGCGCGGGCGGCGCCTTCACCGCGGAGCTGCGCGGGCTGTCCGAGGCGCTGAACGTGCCGCGGGGCCGGGTCTACCAGAAGCATTGCGCGGCCGAACTCGGCGACGCGGCCTGCGGGGTGAACCTGTCGCTGCCGGCCTACACCGTCGAGGCGCCGATCCTCTATCTGGAGGACCAGCGCGTCTTCGAGTTCGATACCGTCACCGACTACGCGCCTCGCTGGTTCGAGCGGGGCGTGCTGACCGTGCTCGACGGTGCGGGGGCAGGGCTGTCCGGCGCGATCAAGCGCGACCGGCCGCAGCAGACGGGGCTGCGGCGGGTGGAACTCTGGGACCGGCTGCGCGGGGAGATCGCGCCCGGCGACCGGGTGCGGCTGACGGCGGGCTGCGACAAGACCTTCGGGACCTGCCGGAGCAAGTTCGGAAACGTGGTCAACTACTGCGGCTTCCCGGACATCCCGGGCGAGGACTGGCTGATGGCCCATCCCACGCGCCTGTCGGTCCGCGACGGGGGCAGCCGCAGATGAGCCGCGCCGACCGTCCCGAGATCGTGGCCGAGGCCAGGGCCTGGCTCGGCACGCCCTATCGCCACCAGGCGCGCTGCCGGGGGGCGGGCTGCGACTGTCTGGGGCTGATCCTGGGCCTCTGGGAGGCCTGCATCGGTCCGCTGCCCGCGCTGCCGCCCGCCTATACCGCCGACTGGTCCGAGGCCTCGGGGCAGGAGCGGCTCTGGCAGGCGGCAGGCCGGCACTTGGTGGCGGTGCCGCTTCCCGAGGCGCGCCTGGGCGACGTGCTCCTGTTCCGGATGCGGGAGGGGGCCGTCGCCAAGCATCTCGGCGTGCAGTCGGGCACGGGTCCCGAGGCCGCCTTCATCCACGCCTATTCCCGGCGCGGCGTCGTCGAAAGCCGGCTGACCGCGCCCTGGGCGCCGCATCTCGTGGCGCGTTTCGCCTTTCCTCAAGGACACTGACCCCATGGCCACACTTCTCCTTTCCGCAGCCGGGGCCGCGCTCGGCTCGGCCTCCGGCATCTCGTTTCTCGGGCTGTCGGGGGCGGTGCTGGGCCGGGCGGTGGGCGCCACGATCGGCCGGGTCATCGACCAGCGCCTGCTGGGCGCGGCGGCGGGCTCGGGCTCGGAGCCGGTGGAATACGGCCGGCTCGAGCGGTTCCGCTTCACCGGCGCGGGCGAGGGCGGGCCGGTGGCCGAGCTCTACGGGCGGATGCGGCTCGGCGGGCAGGTGATCTGGTCCACGAACTTCGTGGAGAACGCCACCGTCGTCGAGGGCGACAGCGGCGGCAAGGGCGCGCCGTCCCGGCCCGCCACGCCCGACGTCACCACCTATTCCTACAGCGTCAGCGTCGCCGTCGCGCTCTGCGAGGGCGAGATCGCGCGGGTCGGCCGGATCTGGGCCGACGGCAACGAGATCGACCGCAAGAGCGTGACCATGCGGCTTTACAAGGGCCGGCGGAACCAGCAGCCCGACCCGCTGATGGAGGCCGTGGAGGGCGCCGGACAGGTCCCCGCCTATCGCGGGACGGCCTATGTGGTCTTCGAGAACCTCGACCTGACGCCCTTCGGCAACCGCGTGCCGCAATTCGCCTTCGAGGTGGTGCGCCCCGCCAAGCCGCCGGCGGGCAGCGACCTCCTGCCCGCGCCCGCGCAGATGCTGCGCTCGGTCGCGCTGATCCCCGGGACCGGCGAATACGTGCTCGCCACCGACCCGGTGCACTACGAGGGCGCGCTGGGCGTGACCGGCGCGGCCAACGTGAGCGCCGAGGGCGGGCTGACCGATTTCGAGCAGTCGCTGGCGACCTTGCGCGACACGCTCCCGGCGCTGAAGTCGGTGTCGCTGATCTACTGCTGGTTCGGCGACGACCTGCGCGCCGGGACCTGCCTCTGCGAGCCCAAGGTCGAGGCCGCCGACCGCGACGGGGTGGGCCAGCCGTGGAAGATCGCCCAGATGCCCCGCAGCGAGGCGCGGGAGATCGCGCGCGACGCGCAAGGCCGGCCCGTCTATGGCGGCACGCCCGGCGACACCAGCGTGATCCAGGCGATCCAGGCCATCCGCGCCGGCGGCGAGGAGGTCATGTTCTATCCCTTCCTGCTGATGGAGATCCTGCCCGGCAACGGCAAGCCCGACCCCTGGGGCGGCCCCGAGCAGGGCGCCTTCCCCTGGCGCGGGCGCATCACCGGCGACAAGGCCCCCGGCCAGCCCGGCAGCCCCGACGGCACGGCGGCGAACGGCGCGGCCGTGGACACCTTCTTCGGCACGGTCACCGCGGCGCATTTCTCGGTCGCGCCGGGCGCCGTCACCTATTCCGGTCCCGACGAGTGGAGCTATTCGCGTTACATCCTGCACTCGGCCGCCCTCTGCGCCGCGGCGGGTGGGGTGGACGCGTTCTGCATCGGCTCGGAACTGCGCGGGCTCACGCAGATGCGCGACGAGACCGGCTTTCCCTTCGTCGAGCGGCTCGTGTGGCTGACAGGGCAGGTGCGCAGCCTCCTGCCGGACGCGGACTTGACCTACGCCGCCGACTGGTCGGAATATTTCGGCTATCACCCGCAGGACGGCGCGGGCGAGGTCTTCTTTCACCTCGACCCGGTCTGGGCGCATCCCGAGATCGATTTCATCGGCATCGACAACTACATGCCGCTGTCGGACTGGCGCGATGGCACCGATCACGCCGACGCCGTCTGGCCCGCGGCGCACGATGCGGGCTACCTCCACGCCAATATCGAGGGCGGCGAGGGCTGGGACTGGTATTACGCCAACGACAGCGACCGCGCCGCGCAGATCCGCACGCCGATCACCGACGGGGCGGGCGGCACGCCCTGGATCTACCGCTACAAGGGCCTGCGCGACTGGTGGGCCAACCGCCACTACGACCGGCCGGGCGGGCAGATCAGCACCACGGCCACCGCCTGGGTGCCGCAATCCAAGCCGATCCGCTTCACCGAGTTCGGCTGCGCGGCGATCGACAAGGGCACCAACCAGCCGAACAAGTTCCTCGACCCCAAGAGCGCCGAGAGCGCCGCGCCCTTCTTCTCGAACGGCCAGCGCGACGACGCGATCCAGTCGCAATACCTCCGCGCGATCCTGTCCTACTGGCTCGATCCGGCGAAGAACCCCGTCTCCAGCGTCTATGGCGGGCCGATGCTCGACATGGCGCGTGCCCATGCCTGGGCCTGGGACGCGCGCGGCTGGCCGGTCTTTCCCCATGACCTTGCGCGCTGGAGCGACGGGGACAACTGGTTCCGCGGGCACTGGCTGACCGGGCGGCTCGACGGGGTGCCGCTCGACCTTCTCGTGGCGGATATCTGCGAGCGGGCGGGGCTGCCCCATTACGACGTATCGCGGCTTCATGGCCTCGTGCGCGGCCATGTGATGGGCCAGACCGAAAGCGCGCGCGCGGCCCTCCAGCCGCTGATGATGGCCTACGGCTTCCACGCGGTGGAGCGCGATGGGAAGCTCGTCTTCCTGCCCTTGCCGAAGATCCCTTCGGCGGTGGTGACGGAGGAGGACTGCGCGCTGAGCGAGGACGGCGGCTCGGGCCTGACCTCGATCCGGGCCGCGCGGGCCGAGACGATCGGGCGGCTGCGCGTGGGTTTCGCCGACGGCGAGGCGAGCTACGACGCCCGGGTGGCCGAGGCGGTGCATCCCGGCGACGGCTCGGCGCAGGTCTCGGAGATGGACCTGCCGCTCGGCCTGATCGCGTCGGAGGCGGTGGCCATCGCCGAGCGGCGGCTGGCCGAGGCGCGGGTGGCGCGCGACCGGCTGGGCTTCAGCCTGCCGCCCTCGCGGCGGGCGCTCGGGGCGGGCGACATGGTGGCGCTGGCGGACGGGTCCACCTGGCGGATCGACCAGGTGACCGACCGGGGCACGCGCGACATCGAGGCTGTGCGCGTGGAGCCCAGCTCGGACGAGCCCTCCGACGCCGCCATCGAGGCGCCTGTCCTGCGCCAGTTCCTGCCGCCCCTGCCGGTCGCGCCGATCTTCCTCGACCTGCCGCTCCTGACCGGGGAGGAGGTGCCACACGCACCGCATCTGGCCATCGCGGCGACGCCCTGGCCGGGCTCGGTCGCGGTCTATTCGGCCGCCGGCACGGACGGCTACGCGCTCAACCGCGTGGTCGATCGGGGGGCGGTGGCCGGGCGGCTCCTGACGCCCCTGCCGGCGGCGGCGCCGGGGCTATGGGACCGGGGGCCTGTGGTCCGGGTGCGGATCGCCGGCGGCGCGCTCTCCGCCGCGGAGGCGGGCGCGGTGCTGAACGGCGCCAATGCCGCGGCGATCGGCTCGGGCGACGGTTCGGGTTGGGAGGTGATCCAGTTCCGCGACGCGCGTCTGGTGGCCGAGGAGGTCTGGGAGATCGGCCTGCGGCTCCGCGGGCAGGCGGGCACGGATGCCGACATGCCGCCCGAATGGCCGGCGGGAAGCCTCTTCGTGCTGCTCGACGGCGGGGTGGGGCAGGTCTCGCTGCCCGCCTCGGCCCGCGGGCTCGCGCGGACCTGGCGGATCGGGCCTGCGCGCCGCGCACTGGACGATGCGAGCTACGTGGAGCGCACCCTCGCCTTCGCCGGCATCGGCCTGCGGCCGCTGCGCCCGGTGCATCTGCGCGCCGCCGCCACCGGCGGAGATCTGGCCGTGAGCTGGGTCCGGCGCGGCCGCATCGACGCCGACAGTTGGGAGGGGCTGGAGGTCCCGCTCGGCGAGACGGCGGAGATCTACCGGCTGCGGATCACCGACGCGACCGGGCTGAAGCGCGAGGAGACCGTGAGCGCGCCCGCCTTCACCTACACCGCGGCGATGCGGGCGGACGACGCCCCCGTGCCGCCCTTCGCCATCGAAGTCGCCCAGCTCTCCGACCGGTTCGGCGCGGGGCCAAATGCAAGGATCGAGATCCATGACTGAGACCGCAAACCTCGCCCTGCCGCTGGTTCAGCCCGCGCAGGCGCAGAAACACGTCACCGTGAACGAGGCCTTCGCGCGGCTCGACGGGGTCACGCAGCTCTGCCTCGTGTCGGTGAGCGAGACCGTCCCGCCGGCCGCGGCGGAGGAGGGCGCGGCCTATGGCGTCCCGGCCGGCGCGGCGGAGGCCTGGGCGGGCCACGCGGGCGCGGTGGCGGTGCGGCTCAACGGGGGGTGGGTCTTCGTGGCGGCGCGCCGGGGCTGGCGGGCGATGGTGCTCGACGCAGGGCACCTCGCGATCTTCGACGGCGCCGTCTGGCGGGCGGGCGCCCTGAGCCTCAGCCCCGGCGGCGCGGCGCTGGCGATGCGGGCGCTCGAGGCGGACGTGGTCCTCGAGGCGGGCGCGTCGGTCGTGGCGCCGCTGGCCTTCCCCGAGCGGGCCATCGCCTTCGGGGTCACGGGCCGCGTGGTCGAGGAGATCACCGGGACCGCGACGTCCTGGACGCTCGGCGTGGCCGAGGACGCGGCGCGCTACGGCTCGGGGCTGGGCCTGGGGCTGAACTCCTGGGTCAACGGGCCGAGCGCGCCGCAGGTGACCTGGAGCGAGACGCCGCTTCTCCTGACGGCGACGGACGGCGATTTCGCCTCCGGCACGGTGCGGCTCGTGGTCCACTACGCGGAACTGTCGCTGCCCGATGCCGTCTGA